GTTGCCCGTCACCTCGCGCTCGACGCGGCAATAGACATTCGTCACGAGGTTGCCCTCGCTGTCGATAATCGGCTTTTCCCAGCGTGCCAGTACCATCATTACCCTCAGTTGATCTGCCCGCCGCGCCGGTCGCCCGCGCTGCCCACCGTGTTGATCTTCGTCAGCCCGTCGATGGCATTGCCGGCAGCGCCGCCATTGCCCTTGCCGATATCCGAGCTGCCTTGCCCGTTCTGCCCGGCCAGCCCCGGCCCGCCGCCATCACCGCCGCGCCGCGCGGCATCGTCGCCCGGCCCGGCGAAGAAGTTGTTGTTGGTCCAGCCATGCCCGCCGGCGCCGCCCGCGCTTGCCGTGCCGTCCGCGCCCTCGCGGCCGTCGCCAGGGCCGACGCCACCTGCGCCCCCCACCGTGCCGGCGCCACCACCACCGCCACCGCCCTTGTGGTCAGGCGGATTGCGGCACGGCCCGCCACCGCCACCGCCGCCACCGCCCCAGAGCGCGCCATCGGCATCCGTGAGCTCAATCTGCGCCCGCACGTAAAGCGCCGTGCCGCCCGCCTCGCCGTCTGTGCCGGGCACGTCGCCATTGCCGTTGGCGCCCGTGCCGCCCGCGCCACCCGCGCCCTGCACCGTGCCCAGCACGTTGATCTCAAGGATCACGGTCTGCACCGTCACCGTGCCGCTGCCCGACGAGCTTGCCGTCTTGTCCAGCGTGATCTGGCTCGAGCTGTCGACGCTCAGGATCTTCGATCCGTTCTGGATGCCCGTGCCGTAAACCCGCATCCCGGTCGCCAGACCGGATGTGTTGACGCTGAGTCCGGTCAAGATGGCGCTGCCGCTCGTGCGCGTCGCCGTCTGCGCCCGCGTCGGCCACGTGCCGGTGTCTATTGCGGGCGTTGCGGTTGAAGTCGAACCGATCGTCACGCCCTCTTCGACGATGAAGGTTACTGTGGTGCCGTCTGTCGGGGTCGGATAGTTCTCGTCGTGCAGCGCCCTGAGGTTCACATCGTTTGTCGAAAAATCGATTGTCACCTGTCGGTTCAGCAGGTCATCCGCATCCAGGCTTGCGAAAGTGAGTTCCTCTGCCTCGATGGTAATTTCCGCCTTGCCCGGCTTGAGCCTCAGCACCTGCATGGGCACGGTCTCGCGCGAGCCATCGGCGAGCTGTTCGGTCGGCCAGGAAATGAAAGCGCCTCCCCCGAGGTCGGGGCGCGCCTGCGCGTCGCGCAGCAGCGCGAACTGGTACGCGCGCGGCGGGTCGGTGAAGCGGCCGAGCAGCAGGTCGCCCACGCGCTGCGCCCCTGAAGAGCCGCCCTGCGCAATCCAGCGGCTGTAGATCTTGCGGATGGCAGCCGAGCCGTAATTGGCCTCTGCCTCGAGGTCGGCAATGACACGCAGCGAGCGATAATTGTCGGCGGTATCGAGGCTCTGCGTGGGGTCGATCTGCCCATAGAACACCCACACCTGGCTCAGCCGCTTGTTCGGCTGCTCCGATCGAGAGAACGATCCGGCGAGGATCTCGTGTTCGCTGAACGTCTCGGCCGCGCTCGACAATGCACGCAGCACACGAAGGCGAATGCGGTTGGCAATATCGTCATGCCAGATCGAAAGCCCCGCCTGCGCAATCAGCTCGGCTTCGAGCTTCGCAACGCTGGTCGGCTCGGCAATCGTGGCCGTGTATACCCGGCGCAGATAGGCCGCCGTCTCCGCCTGCCACTCGGCCAGCGGAATGATGGCCGGGTCCATGCCGGCATAGGTGACGTCGAGGTCATAGATGATGTCGGCCGGGTCCGCCGCCACGTAGCGCAGCACCACCTGCACGCGGTCGGCGCTGCTATGCGCCGAGGCCGTGGTGCCGAGCTGCCCCCGCGTAATCGTCAGCGTGTCGCCGCTGCGCGTGAAGCTGACAATCTCGCTTCCGCCAATATTGAGATAGCCCGATGCGGGATACTCGTCGTTCCCGATGCCGGTCGGGGTGAGGGTGGCGGATGTCGCAACAGCCGTGATATCGGCCGAAAGCCTGCCATTGCTGGGAAGCGGCGCCTGCGCGCGGTCGCCATCCAGCATCTTCAGCGGGTCGATGGCCTTGATGGTCGCGAGCCCGTCCGGACTCGGTCCGTCGAGCGATTGCACGATGAAGTGCCGGCACTCCATTTCGGCGAGTGCCTGGTCTGTGTAACCGAGATACCAGCGGATCGCCCTGCCCCGCAGGTAGGGCTGGCGCGCGCGCATGCGCCCCCAGAACGTGCCGAGCGCATAAGGGTCGTAGCCACGGCTTTGCTGATACGGGTCGAGCCCCGCACCCGCGTCCGAATGCGGGCCGTCACGAAACGTCAGCATCAGCGTCGAGCGCTCACCCAGGTCCTCGCCGGGAGCAATGCGGCCAGGGGAAAAGCTGGCATCGCGCAGCGTCGGCATGGCCGCAATGCTGAGGTCGCGCCCCACGATCGCATCGCAGAAGCGCATCGTCACCGTGCTGCCTGTATAGTTCCCCACGTCCTGGCACGTCGCCAGCGTGTTGAAGCATCTGGCGTCACCGGTAACACCAAGCGCCGCGGCACATGGAGCCGTGCCATAGGTCAGGCTGCAGACCGGCATATCGATCTCGACATACTGGATTGCGGTCCGTGCCGTCACAGCGCCAGCCCTCCCATGCTCAAAGAGATGTCGATCTCGCCGGAAAGTTGTGATTTGACCGGCCGGGCCACGCCGCTCAGCCAGCAGAAGCCGACTTCATCCGGGTAATCGAGCGGGTTCCACGCCCAGAAGAACGGCGCGCCGCGATTGGCCGACGCCACGAAGTCGCGCATCTCAGCCAGATACCAGTCCGCATCTAGGAACCGGAAATCCGCCACCGTCGACAATTGCTCGCCGGTGATGATGGCACCCAGGAACTCCCCGGCCTCCGATCGCCCATTGCGGATCGTCACGTCCATGCCATCACGGATCGGCGTGAACCCCGGCTGCACGCCGCGCATCATCCGCAGGCTCTTGCCCACATAGAGTACCGCAGCGCTTGGCGCCGTTGCGCCGGGCACGAGGCGCAGACGAACACCGATGACGGTCGCCGCTTCCCATTGCAGCATCAGCGGGCTGTCATCTGCCACCAACGTCGCGGCAATGACTTCTTCCCACACCGCGGCCGGTTCGCCACTCAGCGTCTCGACACTGATTTCGATGCCGGCGCTGCCGAAATTGTGCCGCGCCACTGCGAGATAATCGATCTCGTCATTAAGGCTCGATATCGTCACCAGCTGTTCTGCCGTCGATGCCGATGCCCATGCCTGGTCGGTATTCGGGTTGGCGAGGTTGGTGACGGGCGTCGCGCTCGGCGAGCTGTCGGCGGTGATGTTGCCGAACGCCACCACATTATGCCAGCCGACCAGCGGGTAGGTCTGCGGATAGGTCTCGGTGGGCGTGATGATCAGGCCAGGCGATACGAACAGCGCCACCTCATGCCCCCTTGTAACTGACGACGAGCTGCTTGCCCTGCGTGCCCAGATAGTCGTTGATCTGGTTGATCAGCTCGCCCACCTGTCCGAGGCTCACCTTGCTGTCGGCACTGCCGTTGAGCACGATGCTGAGGCCCTGCGATGCCGCGCCGGAACTTGCAGAGCTGCTGGTGCTGGCACTGCCCGCCGTCGAGCCCGATGCCATGGATGTGGAGTTGAAACTGGTCGATTGGATTGCGGCCACCTTGGCTGCCGCCGTCGCCGCGGCGATGCCGCCCCACAACAGGCCGAGCGGCAGCCCGCCCAGCTCGTTGCCCTTCTTGAACGCCTGCACCGAAGCCTCGATGCCGGCGACGATCGCCGACGCCATCGAGAGCTTCTTGCTCATCTCGAAGCTTTCCTTGGTCGAGCTGCCGATCACCCCGGCAAGGGCATCGAGTGCGCCCGTCACCAGCTGCGTCGTTCCAGTCCATGCTTGCTCAAAGCGCTGCGCCGCTTCCTCCGCAGCCTTGGCGGCATCCTTCACCGACTGGTCCATCTTCACGGCCCAGTCCGCCATCTCTTCCTTCGATTTCTTCAGGGCCTCGTCGACCTTGCCGACGCCACCAATCACCGGCGTGAAGGGATTGCCGATCTGCCCGGCGCCACCGGCCCCTGTGGCCGCATCACCTTTTGCGCCCGTGCCGAACCCGAACATCGCCAGGTCTGCAGCGTTTGCCCCATAGCCGATGCCGTTGATCGACGGCCCATTGATGCCCCCGAGCATAGCGTTCGTGTTGGCGTATGGGCCGTTCTGCAATTCAGCCGCTTGCTTGGCGTCAAGCATCTCCGTCGATAGCGACTGCTGCAGATTGCTCAGCCGCTTCTGTGGCGTCAGCATCGCCCCGAAGTCGCCCTGCGCAAGCGCCTGCACGATCCGGATCTCGTTGGCTGTGCTCTTGATGAACGGGATGATGCTGTCTGTGAACGCTTGTGAAAACCACCCGACCAGCGTGTTGAGCGCGGTGCGAAAGTCTTCGTCCGCAAGTGCATCCGCAAGCGACTGCAGCGCCGGCAGGCTGTCCATGGCGATCTGGTTGACAATGCCGTCCAGCGTCAGCTGCAGGCGTGTCAGGGTGTCGTTGAACGTTTCGGCCGCTTGGCCCGATTTTGTATCGATGGTCAGCCCCAGCCGGTCCGACTCGTCGGCCATGGCCTTCAGCCCATCCGCGCCGCTGTTGAGCAGCGGGATCAGCTCGGCGCCGGATTTGCCGAAAATCTCCACGGCCAAGGCCGTCTTGGTCGCGCCGTTCTCCATGCGCGAAAAGCGGTCCGCCACTTCGGCAAACACCGCATTCGGGTCGCGCAGCGCGCCCGTAGCCGTCGTAACCGATACGCCCAATGCCTCGAAGGCGGTCTTTGCGCCGGCGGCACCGCCGCTGGCCACGTCCACCATGGCGCGGCCGAGCTTGCTGAGCCCCCCGCTCAGGCTTTCGAGGCTGACGTCAGACAGCTTGGCCGCATATTCCAGCCGACTGAGCGCCTCTGTGGTGACGCCGGCTTTCTGCGCCGCCTTGCTCAGCTCGTCGGCATGGTCGATCGCGCCTTTGACGGCAACGCCGAGCGCAACGGCAGCGCCAGCCGCTGCCGCCGTCACCGCAGCCATGGCCGCATCGCTTACCTTGCCGAACTTGTCGAGGCTCCCGCGCGCCTTGTTGAGCCCGGCCTCGAATTGCGCCGTGTTGATGCCGAGCGAAACGAACAGGTTTCCGATTGCGTCTGCCATGCTGTCACCTCGTCGTCAGTTCAGCGCGGCCATCAGCGCGGCCTTCATCGCCTGCCAATTCTGCTTCGGCTTGCCGATATCGCGGTTCAGCACATCGCTCAGGCGGGGCGGGTTTTTCAGCAGCGCCCAATGGCTGGCCCACCAGGCCTCGGTCATGGCCAGGTCGTGGGCGCGGCGCTGCCGCTCGGCCGCGCCTCTGAACACATGTGAAAGTTCGCGCGGCGTCATGCGCCAAAAGTCATCCGGGGACAGGCCTTGTGCGCAGGCCTCGGCCAGGAACCGCTCCCAGTCGATTCGCCCATCCCCGGCACTCAAGAAGGGTCGGCTTGCCCGCTCTCTGCCTTCGGCTCGGATCGGGGGAAAGCCCCGGCAAGTGCCGCGCCGATCTTCTCCGCTGCCACCGCCATGCCAACCTTGCCCAGCAGATCGCCAGCGGCCTCTATCGTGTAGCCCTTGCGGCCACCCGCCTTGATCCCGGCCCACAGCAGGGCTCGCGCCGTGCCGGCCTTGAACGTCATCACGCTGGTGAGCGATACGGCGATCTCGCCGATGCTGAGGCCGGTCACCGTCTCGGCCTCCACCATGGCATTCATGTCCAGCCGGATCGGGATGTCCTCTCCGTCGACGCTGATGCTCGCTTCGCCGCGATATGGGTTCGTCATTGTCCGCTTCCCCTATGCGCGAGCTTACGCCCAGGTTGCCTTGCCCGAAGGTGCGAAAGTGGCCGTGGCCTCCATCTTGCCGTCCGGCGTCAGCCCGGAAATGTCGAGATCGGTAATCGCCGCGGCGACTGTCGCCGTCGTCAGGTCCGGGAAGACGATCTGCCAGTTCTTCTTGCCACTCTCGATGGCGGCAATGATCGTCGCCGTGTTGGCGGGCACCCAGTTGAACGTCACCGCGACATCCTTGGTGGTCTTGATGCCATAGACGAACTCGGCATAACCGTTGGGCGACTGCATATGCGTCGCCTCCTGCTTCGAGCGCGAGACCCCGGGCGCCCCGACGCTGGTGATCTCGAGCCCGAAATCCGAGAAGGTCTCGGTCGGCGTGCCGCCATTGCCGGCCTTCAGGATAATGCCATAGCCTGTCGAGGCCTCGGTCGCTGCCATCTCATGTCTCCATCATCTGTGAGGGTTGGACGATCAAGCGGCGCGGCCGCTGAACACCTGGTAGTCATCGGAAACGAAGTGGAACTTCTCCGCTTCCGTCTTTTCGAAGCCGCTGCGGCGCGCAATCCGCAGGATCGGCGAGAACCTGATGGCGCCCACCGTGCCGGAATAGCCACTGAGCAGCGCGTCAATGGCATCCGCCAGTGCCTTTGCCGCCGCCAGCGTGCTTGCCCGGCAGTCGACCTGCACGCGGCTTTCTTCCATGCCGCTCGGCCCTTCGGTGTGATAGTCGGGCACGCCGCTGATCAGGTTCAGTACCACGAGCGCACCGTCATAGCCTTGCCCGGCTACGCCCCACCAGATCCGTTTGCCGCCCCCGGTAAGCGCGGCGACTTCGGCGTTGCCGGTCAACAGGCTCGTGAACTCGTCTTGCATCACTTGCCCTTCTTTGCCTTGCGCGCCGCGATACGGGCTGCGGTCTTTTCGATTTCGGCACCGAGCAACCCGGCAATGCTGTCGATCACCTGCTGCTTCAGTGTATCGAAGGCTGGCCGCATAAAGGGCTGCGGCGCCTGCTTGATCGAGCCGAACTCCTGCACCATGGCCTTGATGGCCGCCTGCTTGCTTTGGCCGGATTTCGGGCCGATGAAGACCTGCGCAAAGTTCAGGCGGCCCTCGCCAGCCGCCGCGCGCCGCGCATCGCGCAGTGCCGCTACGGCCTCGCCTCGGCTGCCTCCCGCCTTGAGCGTTGCCGAAAACTCGGCATTGCCGATCTTGTTCTTCATCCTCGCCGTGAGCACGATGCTGTCGGCGAGCGCGCCGGTATCCCGCGGCGCTTTCTGTTCGGCCATCGCGCGCATGGGCTCACCGGCCTGTTTAAGCACCCGCACCAGCACAGCCCGCTGTGTCGCCTTCGGCAGCTCGCTCAGCGCATTGTCCAGTTCGGCAAGCCCCTGAACCTTGACGGTCGTCTTCATGCCTGCATGTCCGGCCGCGCGTTTGCCGTGATTTCGAGCACGTCGCGCGTGCCGACTTCCTTGATCCCGACAATCTCGTAGACAAGCGCCGCAAGAATGATCCGGTCGCGCGCCGTCACTTCGGCGAGGCGCGGTGTCCACAGCACGCGGAACCGCGTGCTGATATTCGCGGCCACTTCCTTGGCGCGCACCCGCTCGCCATCCGAAATGTCGAGCTTTTCCGCCCACGGCTGGGCAAACAGTGTCCAGCCTTCGATGTCCTCGTTGAGCGCGTTCTTGGTGATGTTGGCGCGCTCGATGCGGATGCGACGATCCCGAGCGCCTGCAGCCTGCGGCATCGTCGCCTCCGGTCCTAGAGCGTGACGCCCGGCTTCTGGATATCGAGCTCGAGCACCGTCGTCGAACTGGCGAGGCCGAGCAGCACCACCTTTTCGCCACTGCCCACGTCGGCTACGGGGCAGATGCCCCCGGCAGTGTTGCTGAGATAGTAGGCCGTGCCGGCAGTCAGCGTTGCGCCGATGGTGATCGACCCGGATTTGGCGAACTGGATCGGCTGGCCGGAAGCTGCCGCGTGCAGCGCAATGCCAACCGCGTCAGCCGTTGCGGCAGACGCGTCGCTGTCCGCCAGCTTGTACGTGCCGCTCGTGCTGTCATAGTACAGCGCCTGCCCGGCAGTGATGCTGGCGCCGGCCGTGCCGCTGCCGAGCTTGGCATTCGATCCGGCGATGACGTTGGCAGGCGTGATGGTCAAGTCGGCCATGTTGGTCTCCTGTGAAATGATGGGTCAGATGCGCACGCGCCGGTGCGGCGCGAGCAGGGCCTGCGCACCGAGCGGCAGCTCGCTGGTGATGTTGCCGATGTTCACCGCCTCGCGGTTCTGGAACCACGATCCGACCATCAGCAACGCACCTAGGCGGATCGAGCGCGGCACGTCGCTGGCGGCCTCGCCATAACCGGCAGTGATCTGCACCGCCCACGCCTTGGCATCGGCAAGGTCTGCAGAGGGCTGCACATATTCATCATCGAAGCGGATATAAGCGCCGATGTGGTCTTCGAGTAATTCGTAGTCATCATCCGAGACCGTCGATGTCGCACCCGCCTCGGTCGTGACCGTCACTGTCGCGGCGCTCACATCGGGAAACGGCAAACGCCAGCACTGGTGCCAGCAGTCGAACCACACCTGCCACACCTGGTTGACGAGGCACCGGCCCAAGATGCCGCCATAGCCGTCGAGATGTGCGACTGCCGCCTCCGCAAACGCGTCGACGAGCGTATCGTAGCTGTCGTCCGCGCCATCAAGGCGCAGGTGCTGCTTGGCCTCTACCGTAGTGATCAGCGGCACTGACGGCACGCTCACACGCTCCGGCCGATAGGGCGAAGAGATCATCAGGGCCTCGATATCTTGGAATGGTCACGCCGCAAATTTGCGGGCGTCGACTCTTGCGCGGGCGCATCTGCCCGCCCTACAAAACACAAGCGCGCCGAGGTCCTGGCAGACCGCGACGCGCTCTAACCACGAATGAACGTCGGAGTTCTTCCATGGCTGACTTTGTCAGAGCATTTCACGCGCCCGTGCGCAATATCCATACCTTCGCATCTACCGCCGAAAGCTACCTCGCCCATGGCGGCGAGGCGCGCTACCTGCCCCGCATCATCGAGTGGTTCGGCGCCCGTCCGCTTGTCGAGATTGCGCCGTTCGATGTGCGCCAGATGGCAACCGAGTTGTTCCCTACCCAGTCCAACGCCACCCGCAACCGCCAGGCCATCACACCGGCCCGCGCCGTGCTAAGCCATGGCTATGACCGCGGCTGGGGCCCGGCCGTCCGCATCCGCAATCTCAAGGTCGAGCCGCGCGAAAAGCGCATTCCGGCCTCGCCGGTCTGGATGTTCGCCTTCCTGCGCCAGTGCGAGCAGGATGGCTTGCCGCACCTCGCGGCCATGGTGCTCATGATGCATCAGACTGGCGCCCGCATTTCCGAGGCCTGCCGCGTCGAGTGGGCCGATGTCGACCTGCCCAACCGGCGGCTCACCCTGCTGAAAACCAAGACCAGCCGCTTCTCGGTTCGCTTCCTCACCGACGAGCTGGTGGCACGCATCAGCGCGCTGCCCCGCATTCCCGGCAAGCCGGTGTTCCAGTACACCACACGCTACTCGGTCAACGATCGCATCGCCGCCGTCTGCCGCCGCGCCGGCATCACCTATAAGTCCAGCCACATGGTCGGCCGGCACTCCTTTGCCACCAATGCCATGGCCTCCGGCATCGATATCGCGACCGCAATGGAAGCCGGTGGTTGGAAAAGCACCAAGGTGTTCCTCGAGACCTATGTGCACACCGACAATGCCGGGCGCACGGTAAGCGATGCCTTCAACCGCATGCGCTTCGACGCGAGGATCTGACGGCCTGAGGTGAGCCGGACTTGCCCGGCTCACCATCACATGTGGTTAGGACAGGGTATGTCAGTTGCCTGAAATAAAGAATGGTATCAGCTTGCCGGGGCACCAAAGGAGCATGCGATGGCCGATTCCAATTTCATACCTAAAGGCAAGCCCGCTGCACTGGCTTCGGCCAAGGGATGAGGCGTTATCCTGACTGCAACTGTTGACGGCCTCGGCGACATCGAGATCGACTTTCAACCCGTCGACGCCATGCACTTCGTAACCACCGTTCAACGCGATGTTCTCAACGCGCTGAGCAGCGGCAGTATGCCCAACATGTTGACCGTCGTAGCCAACGACTTGAGTCTCGCTCACAGCCCACAGCAGTCAGCGCTACTGCTGTTCACAAATATCGGACCCATCGTTTTGCCGACCGGACCCCAACAGCGTTCGGTGATTAGACAGATGCTGGACCAACTAGATGCAAGGGACATGGCGCTAGGCTCGCGCAACTAGTGGTCAGTCACCCTCAGATGTGGTTAGGGCGGGGGCGTCAGATTTCGTCCGGCACCCAGCTCAGGCCACGGCTCGCTAGGATCGCATTGCAATGGTCGAGCGGCGCCACGTTGCCCGA